TAAAAGTTGCACAAGCACGAGTGCGCGTTGGCCGTGGATTGTTTACCGGGCAGGCTCAAGTGACTGATTTGGGACCCACGGTCCAGTCAGCATTGCCACCTGCTCGCATTGCAGGCTTACTTCCGCCTGCGGTGGGCAGGGCTCCCAATATCTATTCCAGTAGTGGAGAATCCCGGTCTGAACTATTTGCACGCAGAGAAAGAGAAGCTCGTATGCGGGGAATGTTCGGCGAGCAGCAGCTAATGCTGCCGCCAGCCCGAGCAAGGGAGCTTGGTACTCCGCCTTCATATACGGCACCTTCTATTGGCGGGGGCGGAGGACGCGGGCCAAGGGGGCCTTATATGACCGGCTATGGCGGCCCAGTGCCAGGAGGAGGGGGCCCAGAGGAAGGCGCTTTTGTTAATGCCAGTAAAAATGTCTTGGCTTATGACAAGGCACTGAAAGGTCTTAATTTGTCATTACAAAATGTAAAAGCTGGGCAATTACCTTTAATAGGTGGCATCAAAGCCTTGGGAGGGGAGTTTGCTCAGGCTACAAAGCAAGTTCTGTTATATGGCACGGCTTACAAAGGTCTCGCCTTTTTAACCTCCCTTCCTGGGGAAGCATTTAATGCTGCTAAAGCACTGGGCACCTATAAAAATCAATTACGAGCCGTCACTTCTGAAACTGGCACGTTTAGCCAATCACTTAAATTTGTGGACACCCTTGCTCAGAGATTTAATGTGCCACTAGAAAGTGCGCGTCAAGGTTTTATCAAGCTTTACGCTTCGATGGAGCCGGCTGGTTTCGAGCAAAAACAAATAGAAGGTTTGTTTACTGGCATCTCACAGGCGGCAGCGGCATTTGGATTGAGCAGTGACAAGGTAGACAGGGTTAATTACGCCTTTGCGCAAATGGCTAGCAAAGGTCAAATTATGAGTGAAGAACTTAAGGGACAGCTAGGCGATGTGCTTCCCGGTGCATTGTCTTTATTTGCGGAAGCAGCAAAGATGACCATTCCCGAATTCAGCAAAGCGATGGAAGATGGCGCGTTCAAGGGAGACGCGATGATGCAAGTGCTAGAAAATGTAGGAATTTTAATGAGAGTTAAATTTGGGCCAGCAGCAGCGGGGGCAGCCAAGACATTACAAGGGGCACTAAACGGTATTCAAAATAACCTCAAGTTAATGTACGAAGCTTTTGGCCCTCTCGTCAACAGAATGGCTGCTGTTTTCGGTCCCAAAATCACTTCTCTGATTGAAAATGTAACTGATGTTATCAAAGCTTTCGAGCTGGGCATCTCGACAACAGGCGATAGTTTTGCGGCCATGTCACCGCAAGCTCAAGGCTTCTATTCTTCTATTCAAAAAATACTACCTTCCATACAGTCACTTGTCCCCTCATTCATTGCCGCCGCTCAAAATATCGGCTATTTTGCTTCGTCGCTAGCGACAGCATTTCAACCTTTGTTGGGGCTATTAAAGCTATCTCTTGACTTCATCTCTATTCCCTTTGTTGCACGAGTGGGGGTTTATGCAACAATCATTGGATTACTGACAAGTGCGTTTACTCTGCTTAAAAATACAGGCATTATTCAAGCGACAATTGCAATGATTCGCTTCATCGCGACCTTGACAGTGGGACAAGTTCAAGCTTGGATTGCAAGTATTCAGGCAGCAATTGCGGCATTGGTAACAATGGCCAGGACGGCAAATGTTGCAAAACTTAGCTTGATGGCTCTTAAAGTTACCTTAATATCTTTCGGGGCTGGAGCCGTTTTAATCGGACTAGATTTTGTTGCGCAAAAATTGTTAAACATTGGCTCGGCTGCAGACGATGCGAAACGACGGGCCGCAGAGCTGACGGACGAGTTGGCTCGTGCCGTAGAAACTGGCAATGTGGCGGTGACAAGCGCAAAACTGGTAGAAACAGAAACCAAGGTACAATCCTTGCAGGAAAGCAAGAAAATTTTACAAAGATTGCAAAGTGGCAACGAGGTTGCTCTTTCTGTGCAAGATTATCAGCGCTTGCAAAGGGCTGGCTTGGCGCAAGGCGTGTCGCAATCGCTAGATCCTTTTACTGGAAAACCAACTGGCAAAGGGAGAGCCGCTGGAGGAACATCTCAAATTAATGAAAGCCTAAGGGTGGTTCAAACTGGGTTGGTTAACGCATTAAACGATGCAGGCAGGGCAGCGGAGGCCAATGCTGATGCTATGCAAGTGCAAGGAAACATGCAAAGAGAATTGCAAGCGAGTCGTAATCAAATGAAGGATATTCCTTTCCCCACGGGCGGCGACGGCACTGGTGCTACAGGTAGTGGCGCCAAGCCCGCAAAAGAGCGCGAAAGTCAAATTCCACAGTTAATGTTGCGCCTCGAAAAAACACGCGAACTGGCAGCACTAGAACTGCAAATTACAAACGCAACGTTAACAAACAATACAGCACAAATTAGCTCACTAGAACTCGCTAAGCAATTGATTGAGTTCAAATATGAAGCAAAAGAGTTGGATCTTCAAGATTTAACTACAGCAGAAAAAGCTATAGCAAAACGAGAAATTGCTCTTCGAGCGGAACAAGCAATTCTTGCTAGTCAGTTGCAGCTACAAATTGACCTGGGAAAAGAAAGAGACTCCATCCAGCAAGGATTTTTGAAAATTTTAGAGGGTTACGAGGAGGAATCTGGCTATCAACAAATGTATCTAAAGCTTATTGACCAAGGCATTCGCCCTGCCTTGGCGAAAGCCCGAGTGGAAGTCGAAAAGAGCTTCAAAGAGCAAGAAAAACAACTTGATGCACTCATTGCCCTGAACAAAGAAAATATTGCTGCCACGGAAATTACCATTGAGCAATTTAAGCTGCAAAAGAATTTGTCCGAGGAGAGCGAGAAGCAACTTGCTGATGCTGAAAGGCGCCTAGAAATCCTTAAGGAAGAACTGGGGCTCAGGGAAGGCATCAAGGCTGCTGTACCCGACGCAAAAGGCAAGGCAGTGGAAGAAGCAGAAAAAGGACTGATGCCCAAAACTCCGGGGGAATACATTGGTGAAGGCCTTGAGGCCGCAGAAGATCGGCTGAAAGAACTCACAAATACTGGCTATCAAGTGGTGCAAGCCGCTAATGCCATTGGAGATGCTTTTGGCACTGCCTTCAAAGGCATCATTACTGGCAGCATGACAGTGCAAGAAGCTCTTGCTGGCATGTTCCAAAGCATTGCTGATTCTTTTGCTGACATGGTGGCCAAGATGATCGCGGAATGGTTGAAGGCTCAGATTCTTCAAGGCTTTCAAAGTATTTTTGGTGCGTTCACTGGCGGACTCGGGGGAGGAGCCGGCCTAAATGCTGCATCAGCACTAGGAACCAATCCAAATGTCGCTGCTTACGCTCCTCTTGGCTTTGCCAATGGCGGCATCGCTCCTGGTGGCTTCACTGCATTCGCCAACGGAGGCATCGTCACAGGCCCCACCATGGGCCTTGTAGGCGAAGGCCGTTACAATGAGGCCATTGTACCTCTGCCTGATGGCAAGAGCATCCCTGTGGAGCTTGGAGGTATGGGCGGAATGGGAGGAGAAGTGACGAGCAATATTGTTGTTAACATTAATAATGGGCAGATGCAAGGCAATGGCAACAGTAATGGCTCTGAACTGGGGCGCAAAATTGAAGGAGCCGTCAAGCAAGTGTTGGTTAGCGAACTACGCCCTGGCGGCATTCTCTCCACTGGCAGACGTTAAACCATGACGCAACCAACATTTGCCATTCCTTGTTTATATGGCCTTACGGCTCGCAAAGGCACTCGCACTAAAAAAGTGCAATTTGGTGATGGCTATGAGCAAGTAAGCCCTGATGGCATCAACAATGAAATGCGTAGTTACACAGTAGAAACTGCACCAATTGCTGATTCCATTGCCATTGCTCTTGATTCCCAGTTAACTGCATTACAAGGTGATTTTTTCTATTCGCAATTTTTCATGGACGACCAAAAGTATAAATATCGTTTAGATCCTCAGGAATGGGAATGGCGAGTTATTGGTCCCAATAGTAACATCTTAAGCTTTTCAGTGAAGCGAATTTACGATTCTCGCGCATAATCATCATGAGTTTAGAAATTGATGTGCAACAAGGATGGCATGACGCCATTGTTGAATTATTTGACATAGACCTTTCGCCTATTACCAATGATAATAATGATATTTACTATTTTTCTAATCAATTAAAGCCTGACGATACAAAAATTCAATGGAAAGGAAATATTTACGAGCCACTGCCTATTATTGCTACGGGCTACGAAAAGAGCACGGCGGGCCAGATTGAACAACCATCACTAACAGTCGCGAATGTACTTGGCACTTTTAGCGAGCTAATCAAAGACTATGAAGACATGGTAGGCGCCAAGGTGACGCGCCGCCGCACTCTTGGCAAGTATCTAGACGGTGAAGCCAATGCTGATCCGTCACAAGAATTTCCAATTGATATTTATTACATTGAAAGAAAGTCTCAAGAAAATGCTTTAACTATCACTTGGGAACTTGCAAGTATCTTAGATTTAGAAGGCTTAAAACTACCTCGTCGCATCATCACGCAAAACCTTTGCCTATGGCGTTATAGAAGCAGTGAATGTGGTTACACGGGCGCTCCACTATTTACGGACAGAGATGCACTTCTAAGCACCAGTGGACTATCCGCCGCCGCCACTACTTTGATCAATACTTTTGCTGTAAAAGAAAGCCGTTATGTCGAGCTAACAATTGCCGAGCAAAATCGCAATAAAGCCTTTGAAAATAAAGAGCAAGCTTGTAATTTTTTTTCGCTTATTAGTTCTATTTTTGATCCCGATATTGGCTCTTTTGTGGAAGGCAACAGAGCATTTCGCGACGGAATTGCTGTTGCGCTAACAGAGTTTACTAGGGCAGGGCGACAAAGAGCCATCGTTGACGGACAAAGAAGATACGAGCTTGAGGATTGGGCATTCAGTTCTTCAGCATGTGCAAGTGCCACTGCTGCTTATGACAGCGCGGAGGCGGCACTAGCAGCGGCTCAGGCCGCATATGACACCGCAGTTAGCAATTACAACGTAGCATTTGCTGCACTACCAGAGGATGACCCTATATGGCAGTTAGACATTTGTGGTAAGCGCACTTCTAGTTGCAAGCTTCGGTTTCCTCGCCAGGCGTTACCATTTGGAGGATTTCCGGGCGCATCCTTGCAAAAATAATGACACCCTCTAGCTTATTTTTCCCTTTTGCCGCATTAAAGCCAGCCATGCGCAAACATGCCATGTCATCACCTGATCAGGAAGTTTGCGGGCTGATTGCTGCGAATAAATATTGGCCCTGTAAAAATACCCACCCATTGCCCTCTCAATTTTTTGCCATTGCAGCAAAGGACTATGCTCGCATTGAAAAGGAAGGTGCCATCCAAGGGATATTTCATTCGCACATTGACAGACAATCGAAGTTCAGTCCTGAAGATGTGAAGAGTTGCAAAGCTTCACAAGTGCCATGGGTGCTGTTCTGCTTAGGAACCAGTGAATGGTCTTATGCTGATGCGTCTGGAAACGCCCCTTTACTGGGAAGACCATGGGTGTACGGTATTTACGATTGCTATTCATTGTTCAGGGATTTTTACAAAAGTGAATTTAACATTGAGCTGGCAGACTATAACCGTGGCGCAGAATTTGAATGGACAAGTCCAGAGTGGCGCATGTTTGAAAAGAACGTTAAAGATCAAGGCTTTGTTGAAGTGGAGAGCGCAGAAAGAAAAGGAGACATGCTTCTAATGCAGTTACAATCTCCCTTTCCGAACCATACGGGAGTAATCACCAATCCTTCTCGCAATATTTTCTATCATCATCTCTTAGATCGTTTTTCGGAAGAAAACGTTTATGGTGGGTATTGGGCAAAGCATACCAACAAGGTGCTGAGACACAAGGAGTTACTGTGACATGTTGATGCAAGTCAAGCTTTTAGGAGACCTTGGCCAGAAGTTTGGTCGCCATTATGAATTCGTAGCGGATAGTCCTCGCGAAGTGATTTCTGCGTTGTCCAATCAACTAGCAGGGTTCAAACAATATTTGTGCGAAGCCCATGAGAGGAATGTAGCTTTCAAGTTGGTGGACGATGACCCTGAAGGCATGTCTTATGAAAATGCAGTCATGCCCTGCAAGCGCCTTATTATTGCTCCAATGGTAATGGGAGGAGGCTCTGCTGGTAAAATTCTTTTAGGAGTGGGCCTGATTGCACTGTCTTTTGTAAGCTTTGGTGCGGGCGCCTTTGCTGGCGTGGGAGGATTGGCGGCCACTGCTACAACCGCTGCGGTGCCTGCCTTTACGGCAGCAGGAAGCATGATTCTTTTTAAGCTTGGCGCAACATTGATTTTTGGTGGCATCGCGGAGCTACTCACGCCCACGCCCAAAGACGGAGGAAGAGAGGAAAGCTTTCTGTTTGATCAAGCGGCAGAAACGAGCGTACAAGGCACTCCAGTGCCATTGATTTATGGTCGATACTTGGCCACATCTCCAGCCCTTATATCTTCATCTGTAACCACTTATCAAGTGCCCGTATAATGGAACACTATGAAATGGTAGAGGGTGGATGGTCTGTTGCCATTCAAGGTGCTGGCGGCGGCGGTGGCAAGGAAAGCCCTGACACTCTCAAAAGCCGTGCTCAATCGTCAACTGTTTCTATTCTTTCAGAAGGAGAAATAAAAGGCTTTTTAGACAGTGAAGATCCGCTAAAAAAAATATTCTTGGATGATGTGCCAATTAAAAATGCCCTAGGTGATTACAATTTTGAAATAGAACAAATTACTACATTTAGCAACGTCAGCGCCGAAGGAAAAGGCGAAGTGCCTACTGGTAAGGCAAACCCTGGTACGTCTTTTAGTCGCACAACTTACATAGATAATCCAAGCCCTCAAACAGCTCGCCAAACACAAACTATCAATTCCTTAGTAGTTGACTATCGCGTGGGCACGCAAGACCAATCTGCAATGCCAGGTTTTGATGATGTGCGAGTGGAACAAGCAGTGGGCAGTCGTTTAACGCAAGCCGCTGGTGCCACAACTCGTGTGACCACTTCAGCAGACTTTAATCGCATTCGCCTAAGGGTGGGAGTGGCGGCTCTCTCTCGCACAGACAAAGAAGGAAATACCAAGGGCACTTCAGTTCAATTTCGCATTCAAATTAGGCCAGAAGGAGGATCATTAATTGTTAACGAGCTTCAGACCATTGAAGGCAAGAGCTCTGGGCCTTTTGATTATGAATACGAATACAAGCTTTCTGGCAATGGGCCATGGGTGATTACTTTGTCAAGAGAAACAGCAGATTCAGACAGCGTTAGGCTCCAAAATGATCTGATATGGCGAGCCATCATTGGCATTTACGATCAAGCTTATCGCTACCCCAACACTTCATTGCTAGGGATAAAAGTAGGCGCGGAAAATTTTACGGCGGTGCCAAAAGTGGCAGTAGACCTGCTTGGTATGAAAGTAAAAATTCCCACTAACTACGATCCTTATACTCGCACGTATTCAGGCATTTGGAATGGCACCTTTAAGACTGATTGGACTGACAATCCTGCCTGGATTTTTTATGACCTGCTGACCAATGCACGCTATGGCTGCGGGCAATTTATTGCCGAGGCCAACATTGATCGTTATAGCCTTTTTGCCATTGCTCAATATTGCGACGAAATGGTTTCAGATGGCAGGGGTGGCATGGAGCCACGGTTAACTTTCAATGGTTATATCAATGATCGCGGGGAAGCCTATGAAGTATTAAATGCTTTAGCGGCATCGTTTCGTGGTATGCTTTATTTCAGCGAAGGTGTTATTGTTGCCGTCCAAGACAAACCAAAGTCTATTACAAAAGTTTACTCTCCTGCTAATGTATATCAAAAAACAGAGGAGGATGGCCGCACTTCTGAGCCTCCTTTTCTTTATGAAGGCACAGCGAGAAAGGCCCGCAAGACCGTAGCCTTAGTTAGCTGGAACGACCCCAAGGATCGGTATAAAGTGAAGATTGAATACGTGGAAGACAGGCTTGGTCTGTTGCGTTATGGCTACCACGAAAAGGAAGTAAGAGCCTTTGGCACTACTTCCCAAGGGCAAGCGCAAAGGCTTGGAAGATGGTTGCTACTAACTGACCAGCTAGAAACAGAAACAGTCACTTTTAAGCTGGGCGTTGAAGGAAATTTTGTTTTGCCAGGCGAGATTATTGGCGTGGCAGATCCATCAAAAGGAGGAAAGCGCTATGGGGGGAGAGTGATTGCTTCCACTCCTTCTGGCATCACCATTGATTCTCCATTTAACTTCGATTTAGCGTCTTCCTATGAGCTTTCTGTGATGAATGCCAGTGGCGTAGTAGAAACTAAGCCGCTTCCTATGCTTTCAGGCAGCATTAGTACCATTCCATTGCTGACAAACCTAGCTGCAGATGTGGTGGTAGGGGCGCCGTGGGTGTTACAGGAAAATTCAGACGGGGTGAGGCTGTTTAGAGTGGTAGCTGTAAATGAAGACGAAGGCATCTTGACCGTGCTGGGAACATTGTATAACGAAGATAAATTTTTACAAACAGACGAGGGAACTATTTTGCAGCAAAGCATTAATTCAACGGTTCAAGGACTAGGGCTGCCAAAGGTGCAGCAATCGTCTATCGTCATAGGGGCTGCTGTGTAATGGCTAATTACGAAGCAAGTTGGGACTTTCCTCAGTATTCTGCTTATTCTATTCTGAACGTGATCAATCCAGCCGTTTGCTGGAACGCCGTGCAAAATAATCCATTTATTAAAGGGTTTGAAGTGGACTACCTTGACATGGAGGATATGCAATGGAAAAGGATCGGGGAAACCAATGTCAACTTTATTCAGTTTCCTTCTGACGTGTACGTGGGTGAGAGCCTTTATCGCATTAGAATAGCTACAATTGGAATTAATGGCCGGCGTTCTGCTTATGCTTATAGCTCTGTGACGGCATCCAGCCCATTAGTCCTTGATTTTACCTTGCCGCAAGATGTTAGATTGGCAAGCGGAAGTATTGTTCCAAATCAACGTTTTTTGTTTCTTGTAATTTGACATGGCAAATCTTTTTGGTCTTGATGCTGCTGGCAATATTGCCTATGTGAAAGCCACTGGCACCGGCACCGATGGCGACCCATATCTAGTGCAAAATGATTTGATTGCAAATTCACTGAAAAGTGCTTTTGTCTCAGCGAGTGGCAACGTGGATGTGATCACTGCAGTGAGTGGCAGCAAGTTACGCGTAATGGCGATGACTATTACTTCCTTGTCAGGCTGCACTGTAAAGTTACAAAGCGGCGCGTCAACGGATAAGACGCCTCCCTTTCACATTGGAGACAATGGCAATTTGACGCAAGCAAATAGCTTAGGGCTTTTTGAAAGTGCAGTAAGCGAAAAAATTAATGCCGTAGTAAGTGGCACAACTGTTTATACGGTGATGCTTTCTTACAGGGAAGTCGTGGTATGAGCACTTTTCTTTCCACTTCCATTATTCCTCAAATTGACCTGTACATCCTGCGTAGAGATTTTTTTGATGGGTTTAGTCTTTTGCTACAGGACAGTGACGGCTTGCCTTTTGATTTAAGCGAAGTGCAAGTGTGTGCTTCAGTGGGAAAAAGAAATTCAGATGGTTCAATATCACAAATATCTACGTTAAACGTTGAAGAACAAGAACCTCTTGATGCAGGCAGAGTGCGTCTTTGGCTTTCCTCGTCGCAAACTGCTGCTATTTGGGACGCTTATGGTGGAACAACGTCCGTTGGCGGGACATTTTTCCCCTCTGCCTATGCGGCAGGTGAGTCTTCACTTTTGTCTTCCCCATTGACCTGGGACGTTCGCATTGAGAAAAAAGAAGAATTGGCTAATTTAGTAAGCGTCTCTGGGGGTACCTTCATTTCGCAAATCAATCATGGACTAGGAGCTACAGAGCGTGTCATTTTTCAAGATACCGCGCAATCGTCCATTAATTACAATGGCACAAGCGCTCGCATTTATAGCAATTTAACTAGCATTACTTATGCGCCGCCATATTCTTTTACCATTGCTTCCCTTTCAGGCATAACTGACGCCGCTATTGGCGGAAGTGTTTATAGACTGAAGCAAGATACTATTGTTGCCGGCGCCATTGTTGTTGGTACCACTCTCTCCAACTGTTTTCCCTGACTCATGGCTGAATTAAAAGAAGGCGTAGCGGTTGTCACAGTAGGGCGCACTGCTCCTATTCCTCCTGGCCCACAACTGGCCAAGGATAGCCTTCCTGTGGTCATTGCCAGCGATCAGGAAGCAGTGCCTGTCGCGGTGCAGAACCAGCAGATTAGCGAAGTGAGCTTAAGTTTGCTTGGCATTCCTCGCGCAGAAGTGGCGCTTGGTATTTTCGCTGATGTTACCACTTATGACATCAACCCAAATGAATGGCAAGATGAAGGTACTGGCACTGTCACTCATATTGCATCCGAAAGCGCAGCAAAAGTAAGCCTTGGCACTGCAGTTACCAATGCTTATGAAATTTTAAGCAGTAAGCGTTTCTTCCGTTATCAGCCCGGTCGTGTTAGTGCTGCTACGTTTGGAGTGAG